TTCATAATAGTCATTTGCTCCTGCTGTGCCTGTTCGAGTCTGATTAAAAGCAATACTTAATTGTGTCTTATCTGTTCCAATAACATTAGTAGAAGTTAATGTAAATTTTTTCCAAGATGTTGTTAAATTAAAAGTAGTATTACCTTCAGCTACTCCAGCAGCTCCACCAAATATTCCTGTTTCAGTTCCAGTTTGAGTATAAATAGTTGCTTTAAAATTATTTGAAGCACTAGAATAATCTGCTCCTGCTCTTGCATAAAAAGAAAGAGTAACCTTATTACCTATAAAAGGTATAGAATTAACTGTTTCTAAACATTGTGCTAACCAAGTTTCTCCTATTCCAGTTTGTCCTGCTGTTCTTTGATTTCTTAAACAATAATAAGAACCATTTAATCCAGCTAATTGTTTAGTAATAGTAGAAGTTTGTCCAGTTGTTGGGTCATATGTAAACCATCTATCTGCTGAATATCTAGCAACTCCATCAAAACTCGTTCCCCTCTGCCATACATCAAAGTTACCATTGATTATAGCTTGACGATAGAGAGAATTGTTTGAATAAGGTTGAACTGCTAGAGGGGTTACATATTTATCGTTGTCTGTGCCGACTGCGACTTCGGCTTGGGTGGCTTTGGCTAAACTTGCACTAGAAGAAATTATAGGATTAGCTGGGTCTGTATTATCTACTGTTATGTTAGTTCCTGCAACAACAGAAGCCATAATTCCATCAGTTCCTTTTAATGCCATTAAATCCCAGTAAGTAGTATCAGTTGGAAGATTATTTAATGAAGCAAGTTTACACATATAACTTGAACCATTATATGAAACTGCTTCGCCAATTATATAAGAAGTAGCACCTGAATAAGCACCTTTCCAAATAAATGACTCTCCGTCTATTCCGTCTATTCCATTAGTTCCGTTAGTTCCGTTAGTTCCGTTAGTTCCGTTAGTTCCGTTAGTTCCGTTTGTTCCGTCTACACCGTCTACCCCCTTTTCTGCTAATAAAGCCCAATATGTAGTATTAGTTGGTAAGTTTCCTGTTGTATTTGCCTTACAAGCATAACTAGAACCGTTATAATCTATAATATCACCTATTGTGTAAGCAGTAGCTCCGTTATATGTTCCTTTTAAAAGTTGTGAAAATAATTTATTTGCCATATTATGATTTTGCTAAATTTTTATAAATTGTTGGTGTGTCCCATATTAATACTTCATCTTCACTTGCACCTAGTAATACATAATCAGGAGTATCGGTAGTTATATAAGCTAGTGTATGAGATAGAACTTGGTTTTTAAAAGTAGCCACATTCTTTACTATGTTAGTTAGTGATACTGTATTTTTTGGTGTGTTTGTAAAGGTTGACATTATTTAGAACTTCTCCATTTAGTAATAATTTGCTGTTTTTCATCACGATTTCTATGAGAGTAATGTGATTCAATAGCATCTTCCATTTCTACCATATCTCTTTTATACTGTTCTGCTAAGTCAAACATTTTATTTCTTTTACAATAAAAATGAGATGGTCTTAATGCTATATACTCATGGAATGAACCTGCAAATCCTGGCATCTTAGTTGTGTCTGATATAGTAAAGTGTGAACCTTCACGATTTATGAATATTTTAAGTCCAGCACTTGAGTTATAACTAGGAATTGAATCAAGGAATATTCCATTTGCTGTTTTACTATATCTTGTTGGTGTTCCAGTAAGGTTTTGTCCATCATAGAATCCTTGTGTATTTGGTTCGGATGTCTGGTCAATAGGATATATCTCTGTGTAATATCCATCTTGTCCCTTAATCATCACTCTATATATATCTAGTATAAGATTACCTTGTTCGTCAGTAGTAAATGAATAATCTCTTTGCCCTGAAACTAAATCTGTTGTTATAAATGGATAATCGGTATGGTTTGAGTCATCAAATTTCCAAGTTCCATTTACTTTGAATATTTTATCAAATATAAAATCAATAGCGAGATTTTCATCTGCTGTTTTATCTACTACTGGATAAGAAACACTATTAGAATGACAGTTTCTATCTATTAATGCATCTATTTGGCTTTTATTTATTGACATTTTTCTTAAAGTTCTCCTTGAAATCATGGAGATGGTTAAAAATGGTTGCGACAATCTCACCATTCTCTATCTTTAAGGTTTCATAATCATCATATTCATCTTCTATAAATTCACTCATCAATTTCTTTCCTAGTGGAATTATCTTATCATTATACTTTTGAGCTTTTAGAGCAATTTTATTTCTTTCTTCTTCTAATTCTTTTCTTTCTTTCTCTAAACTCTCATATTTTTCAATTAAAGTATTATCTACTTGCTCTTTCATTCTTTCATAAATATCTTTCTTTATAACTTGCATTTTAGATACACAATCTTCTACAATAGTAGTTAAGTCTTTCTCTTTTTCTGAAATATCTACTTTTTTTTCTTCTTCTTGTATTTTAATATCTAATTCTTTTTGTTCTTTTTCAATTTCTTCAAGTCTATTAGACTTTTCAATACCAATTTTGATTATTTCTCCCTTTTTTGTCATATAATCAAACAGTTTTTTATCTTCTATTTTAACTTTTTTAGGATATTCCATAGTTGTATTATACCATATTTTATGGTGTGTTTATTTTAGTAATTTTGAATATGCTTCTACCCATTTATGAGCATTATCTTCTATATTATAATTAGTTTCTACATATTCCTTTGCTTTTCTTCCAAGTTCTCGTCTTAGTTCTTTGTCATTTATAAGTTTCTCTATTTGTTGAATCCATTCGTCATAAGTATTTGCAAGCAACATATAATCCTTATCTTTTTCATTCTGTTGATAAGGACTATCTCCTGTTGGAAATGATTGACAAATACTTGGTATTTCAAGCATTGAGTTTTCAAGGAATTTAAGATTAGATTTACAACGATTAAAATAATTATCGTATCTTGGTATTATAACCATATCTAATTTAAGGTTATTTAATGTTTCATAATATTCTTCTGCTGGAACAAATGGTTGCCATTCTACATTTACACTCTCCCAGAATTTATACTCATCACTATAAAGCTCTCTTGTTATTTTATCTTCTTTATTTGGTGGCATAGATAATAAAACAATCTGAACTCTTTTGTCTTTATTGTAATGTTCTACAATAGGCTTTAATATTTCCATATCAGAAGTTATAGCGACACTTCCTGTTATTCCTATTCTGACAATGTCTGTTTCGTTCTTAAGTGGTTCTGGAAAATAGAAAGGGTCTATATAGTTTGGCAATATAACAACATTATCGTTTATTTTTTTATATTCTTCTGCTAAAAATGAAGTTGAGCAAGTAACAAGGTCTGCTATTTCAATAAATGAATCAATACTTTCATTTAGTGTTTTTAGTCCTTTTTCTAATCTTTCTTTATTCATAAATTCATTGAATATAAACCCTCCATCATCTTTATATGTGTCATCATTATCAAAGACAATCTTTTTACCCATTCCCTTTAATAATCTAGCCATTTTTAATTTATCTGGTGTTTCTGGTCTATGAAATACAACAATATCAGCTTCTTGGACTGCTCTTGTTTTATTTTCTGGTGTTTTATTTTCAGATAAAAATGTTGTTCTATCTCCATTCCAACCATTTGCTTGTAATGGTAAAAGACAACGAACATTATAGCATCCTTGTAATTCAGAATTTATATAATATACTTTCATATTATTGTTCTAATAACTCTAATTGTGCTTTCATCTCTGCAATTTTAAGTTTTTTAAGTTCTTCTAATTTATTAAGATTTTCCTTAGCTTCATCTATTTGTTTTTGGATATCAAGTGGAGATGATTTTATTTCAATCACTTTTACTTCTTTTGCTGGTTCTGGTGTAGAAAATACTTCTTCTGGTTTATTTTCAACAATAATTTCTTTAGTTCTAGGATTGATTACGTTTCCATAGGGGTCAATCCTTTCACTTACTTTTTTTATATTAGGTGATATTACTACGTTTGACATATTATTTATTTTTATTTAATAAAGTTTTTAATATATTGTTTACTCTTTCTTTGTATAGTCCGAATATAACTTCTTTCATTCCAGTAGAAGATAATTCTCCATCTTTTTTCATTTTTACTGCTTCGGCTATTTCTTCTGGAGTTATTATCTTTTTAATATCTAACATTGATAATATTTCTTGTAATTCTTTATTCATAGTTTTAATTGTTTCCTGTTTTGCCTCCAATCTCTCAAACAGGAGTGAGTTGGAAGCAAACAATTATTTAATAATTGACTAAGCAGCTGTTATAATAGCTACTCCTGATGTGTCTCTGTTTTCTACTACACCGTATAACAAGTCAGCTGTTGTAAGAGTTGACAAGTATTCTGGTATGTAATTTGATTGAACACGAACACCATATTTTCCTGACATAGAACCACCACTTAATGAACCACCTGCACCTACTGGTGAAGTTGCCCAATGAATTGCGTCTTTATGTGCAAGAGCGTTGTATCTTCCAGTTGTACCTGAAACATACTGAATGTTATTTGAAATGAATACTGGTATACCATACAAAGTTGCTGATGGTTTCTTTGCAGTTGGGTCATTTACTGGAGAATTGACTGCAAGAGAGAATTTATCAAGATTTTGTATTTGTTTCCAGAATACATTTGGAGTAACAAAGAATGCTACATCTTCCATTGTATCAATGTTTGCTGTTTCAAGGTAAGCAATAGCTGCGCGTATTTCACTATCTGCTAGACTTGTTGTAGAAGCACCAACTGTTTGTGAGAATCCACTAAACAATGATGCAAGTGCTACTTCAAGTTTCTTAGCGATTGTGTAACCAGCGTTAGTTGCATACTTTTCCATTAAATAATAAGAATGCTTTATTTGTGATGCTTCCTTATCTTCAATAGCGAATGAACATTCATACCATTGGTTTACAGTAAGAGTAATCTTATCATCTGTATTAGCGTTAAGAGTTACTGCTGTTGCGTTTGACTTAGCATAAGCTGTCATTTCAGAAAGTAATGGTGTATATAATGCTGAACCACCATCTGCTAATTCTGAACTTCTGTTAATAAAGAAATCTCCGAGAACTAATTTTGCTTTATAGAACTCATTGATTTTCTCACCCCATACTAGAGGAATTTGTGCGGCAAGTGTTGTACTTGTCATACTTGAACTTGGGAATGCCATATTTTTTATTAGTATCTATATATTCGGGGTTAAATTAACTAATAAACCAAATATATAAAAACTATTTACCCATAACTTGATTGAAAACTTTCATGTGTTCCTCACGGCTCATATTAGGTTTAACTAACGATTCATCTGGTGATTCACCAGAACCATGTGAAGCTCCAAGTTTTGCATCCTCTGATTCTTTTTGTTTCTTCAAGGTTTCTTGATATGAAACGAATAGAGGGTCTTTTATTGCATCTGGTAGAGAAATATCTTTACCCTTTGCAATAACTTTAGCTTGACTTATTTCTTCATCTGATAAGCCACGAGCAATCAATTTAAGTTCTTCTGAAGAAATGGATTGATTACTATTAATAGAAGGAGCTGATTTAAACTTTTTAAGTTCTTCCTCTGCTTTTTTAGCTCTAGCAAGGATTTGAGAGTTAGCTTTACGCTGTTCTTCAAGTTTACTTGCTAATTCTGTGGCATCTTCGTTACCACTTTCGTTACTATTGGTAGTTTCCTCAACCTCTGCACTTGTGTCTGCAGCGACATCTTTTAGAGTTTCCTCCATAGATTTTGACAGGTTATGCTTTACTGTCATGCGTTAAGTTGGTTTATGGATTTCCAACATCCTAGATGAGATAATTCTCATCATAGTATCCCCTTAAAGGGACACTAGATAAGCACTACTTCTTTTTTCCTTTCTTTTTTCCACAAGACATATTATTTTGCTTCGTTTATTATTTCTTTTAATGTTGACTTTTTAGGGAACAATATATCTAAGTTATCAAATGCTTTGTCAATTGCATCTTTAGCATCTGCAAATCCTGAAACATCTTCTTTATCAAACACTTTCTTTATAGCTTCTTTCTCTAAAAAATCTATGAGATATGCTTTTACATTATCTTCAAGGTCTTTGTTATAGTGAAATGTTTTTAATGATTTATCCATTGTCTGGTGTTGCATTATTTATTAATGATGTTTTTGTTTGAGGTATTTGTTGTGCTTGCATATTCATAGCTTGTTCTTCTGATTTCTGTTTCTCATTTATTGCACTTGTAATAGATATTGGACTAATTCCTGAACCAGATAATTCTATAATCTTTGCAAGTAATTGAGATGCTACTGGGTCAGATGACATAGCTGGATTTGAAGCATAGATAGTTAAGATATTGTTTAGAGATTCAAGAGTTGCTGCTTTGTTTCTTTGTTCTCCTGTTATGTTTACTGTTACTTTTGCTTTTAAGTTTTTATAAAATCCTTCTGGTATTTTAATAAATCTCTTGCTTTTTGTATTTTTAATAAAAGTATCATAACCTTCTACAAATGAGTCATATTCTTCTTGTGATATCATCTTACCAGACAAAATCATTTCTTTTGCTTTCTGGTTAGCCATCTTAATTGAAAACTTTTTGTCTATTTCTTTCAATTCTTCTGGTGAGAAATCATAAGCTAAGATATGTTCTTGTGTAATTTTTGATGTTAAGAAAGGTAAAACCCAATCTTCTATTATTTCAGTTAAGAATATACCGAACTCTTGCTGTAATACTTTAAATACACTAGATGATTGCTGTAATAGAGTTGCTTGTAATCTAAATGGTGTACCAGACATAGGATTATCTCCTCTTTGAGCTCCATAAGCTGATGTAGTCTTTTCTAATTGAGAATACCATTGGTCTATTAAAGTATTGTATTGTGCTAATCCACCAGATGGTAACAAGTTTATTGCTGAAACTGGTTTTCCATCTTCTATTTCCAATACTGTTCCGTCATCGGTTTCAGATAATAGATTTCTCCCTTTTAATTTCTTTGAAGCTGTTTGTCCTATAACCTTTGTGGTATATTCCATAGCTCTTTTCTGTTTTAAGATAGCGTCATTTGTTCCAATCTGTGCTTCTTCTCCTTCTTCAAATACACCAACACCAAAAGCTCTACCTGATTTAGGTTTACGAGCAAGATATTTGTATATTTGTTCTGTATTTTCTTCCCACCATAATACTATAAATACATCATCATTTCCTGTCTTTTCTTCTTTTGGTAATCCTGCAATATAGTAAAGTTGTCTTGTATATTCATTTGTCTTTGTTGGTTTTTGACCATTTTGTATCTGAATAAATGAACTAGGTAATATACCGTTGACTTCATATACTGGTACTCTTTTTGTATAACCTTGCCCTTTTAGTTTATCTAATATTTGTTTTGTATTCTTCCATACTTTACTTTTATCAGCTATCTCTTTAGCTGTCATATAATGAGTTTCAATTATAGGAGAGTTTATTATGTCTACTTGGTCTGTAATAACATTTTTCCATTCAGGCATTTCAAGTTTTAATATCTTTTTTCCGTCTTTATCTTTAGATATTACTTTCTTAACCAATAGAGAACCATAGCGAGTATGTATATCTCTCATATCATTCAATACTTTAGCAAAGTTTGTTTCTTTCATCCAAACATATAACTCTTTGCTTAATAAGAATGATTCAAGGTAATGATTGTTATCATCACTTGTTAATTGAATATCACTTGTATCTAGGTCTTTTGCACTATTCTCTACATCACAAATAGCATTTAATATCTGATAGAATGGTTTATCTCTGCCTAATTCATCTTTCTGTCCACCAAGATATTTACTATTAGAATAAAACTCAATCATTTTAATGATATCTTTTTGCTTATAGTTTAAGCCTTCAATTATTTCTATTGTTTTATCGTAACCTTTTTTAATTATTTCTAACTCTTGTGTTATCATCTTGCGTTGTTTATATTATTTTTAATACGACTATCTCCTCTCTCTAATTTTTCTATTGAATCAATATCATCATCTAACGGAGCATCACTTTCAAAATATATCTTCTTAATTAAAGCATATTCTTGTGGGTCTGATAACTTAGGTCTTTCCATATCCACAATTATACCATATTTTAAACACACCTATTTTGTCTGATTTACATTATTTTTAAGCCTTGAAATTAAACGATTAGCAATTTCCCTTTCATCTGGTTCTCCAACATCTTTAATTAATGAAGTCATACCATATCTTATAGCATCCATTGAGTGGTCAAATCCACCTTCTGGGACATTTATTATTTTTCCTTCTCTGTCAGTTTCCCATAGATAGTTTTTATATTCATTTAATATATTAGCACTTCTCTTTGTTATACTTATCTTCTCATTCTGAACTCTTTGAATACCATTCATAACACTATCTTTACCTTTTTCTGCCCCAATGATAGTAACTCCATATAAAGCAATTTCATCTATACTTTTTGGCTCTGCACAATCAGCAATACATAATGCTTCTTCTGGTTGATTTAATATAATATCTGCTATTTGTTTATTAAATAATCCTTTTCTGTATACTATCTCATCTAAAATGTAACCACCATTATATTTATATATAGCCACAATAGATGTTGGGTCGTTTGAATAACCAAAGTCTATACCATATCTTTCTAGTTTTGCTTCATGTGGTATTTCTTCTACGATAGCCCAATTCTTATATATCTTTCTTTCAAGTGAGAAAGGTTCTCCAAGCCATTTATGTTTATAAAGTGATGGTCGTCTTTCTCTATCATCTTCCATTTCTTGTTTAATAACATCTGGCATCCAACCATATTTTAAAGCAATATCATAGTTTACATTTATTATCAAGGTATTTGGTCTACCCTCAATTACTAATCGTCTATGTACTGGGTCTTCTTCAAGTAATCTGTTGTATGTATAAATAATCTGTGAACCATCCTTACGAATTGTTGGGGTTAGAACTTCAATACTCTTTTCTGAAACTGTTTGGGCTTCTTCAACCCAAGCAATATCAATTCCTTCAATAGATTTAATACTTTGTTCATTATTCCATAATCCTTTAAATATAAAATCAGAACCAGTTATTTTATTGATTATAGAGTTCTTTGTTAATTCAAAATCTGTTAAGTTATACTGTTTTATAAGGTCTGCAAGTAATTGATATGATGAATCTGTAATAGAGTTCTGAAACTCACGAAAACAAGCCACTCTTATTTTAGACTGTCTTGCTTTTATAAGTAATACTCTCGCTACTGTATGAGATTTTAATGAGAATCTACCACCATATATTGCTGATTCTCTCCAATCCTTATCAAATAAGCGTTTATACTCCTTCGGTATTTCCATTATTATTTGGTTCTGCATCAATAAATTTTACTAACAAAGGCTGTATTGATTCTCCATTAGTTGTTATATCTGTTGGTTGCTTTGATTTATCCATTACTCTATCGTGTATTTCTTTGATAGCTGAAATATCTCCTTCTAAGGCTTTTGCTATTAATATAGGTCTAATTAAAGGTAATGATTCACCAAGAGCTTCTTTGTATTCTGCGATAAGTTGTTTAGTTGCTTTTTTTATTATCTTATCTTCTGGTGTATCTTTTGGTCTACCATTATAATTACGTCTAGGGTCATAACCTTCTTGAAAGGGAGTACCAACACAGTTATTTTTACTTTCTTGCAGTTTATCTTCTTCCATAAGCATATTATAGCACATTTAAAACTACACTATAAATAGTAAATTATGTGATGTTTTTTTAATCCATTTTACATCATTAAACATCTTTTCAATATCATTAGAATCATAAGTAGCATAATGGTAATTTACTGCTTCCATATCTTTTATATAATTTTTATCATTATTTACTATAATTTCTCCTATTTCTCCATTTGGTATAATAACTATTACTTTATCAGCTATCTTTTTTATCTTATTTATATATTCAATAGGATTTTCAAGATGTTCCATTACTTGTGATAATAAGGCAAAATCATAATGTTCTTTAATTTCTTGTATATCATTATTTTGCTCAAATTTATCTCCAAATCTTTGTTTGGCTCTTTTAATTACTACTTCTGACCAGTCAATACCTTTATAATTAGTAAAGAATTGACTAGCTTCTCCTTCTCCACATCCTATATCTATAATACTTTTATCTCCTACTATTGAAACACAATCTTTAAAAGTATTAAGTTCTTCTGTATTGTTAGAATGACCATATTTAGTATAAAATTTTTCCCACCAATCTTTGTTATATTTATTTATATCATCAGTTATTATTTTCATAGTATTATTTTTACTAATTCATTATGTCTTTTAATAGCATTCTTATTACGAGAATTTGGAGTATCGTTTATATAAACTAATTGCTTATTTACAAGCCCAAATTTAAAACCTTCTTTTTTTGCATCTAACCAAAATTTCCAATCTTCATAACCATATAATGTTTCATCAAACTTATTCTTTAACCATACTTCTTTTTTAAATAGTGAACAGTTTAAAATCCTATTTGCTTGTGTAAAATCTTCGTCTGGATTTGCTAATAAATTATTACTGTGTGTTGATATTATATCGTATTTGTCTGATAATTTAATAGTTTCTTCTAAGAATGTATTATGTAAAATATCATCAGCATCAAGTGTTAAAATCCATTCTCCATTACATTTTTCTATCCCCTTATTTCTACCTTCTGAAACATCATTTTTATATTGTGAGATAATTAATTCATAATCTGTATATGTCTGTCTTAAAACACTTTTAATAGCATTTGGTAGTAAATCCCAATATTGATTTTCTTCTAGTTTTATTGGTATTACTATACTTATCATTATATTTATTATAGCACATTTTACGAGCAAGAAAAAACACAGGGATAGAGACCTGTGTAATTTCCGTTAAAAGCCCGAAATATAAATTATTGGCTTAACGAGTATATTATATCATATTTTATTAGTACCTAATTATAGCAGATATTAATATTATAAGTATTGCGAATATATAAAATGATACAATTAATAACATTCCTTCATCTTTCATATCTTTTATTATTTTTCTTTCTAGTTTATCCATATTATATTATAAAATGTAATACTGATTTTGTAATAACTCCTATATAACAATTATCTACTGGGAATTGACCTGATAATCCCCAAGCAATAAATCCAATAAAATCTATAAATAATATAACCATTAATCCCCAAAATAAATATTCTAATATTTTCATAATTTTTAAGGCTTTTTAATTAATTGCCTATACTTTAATAATAACAAATTAAAAGATATTGTCAAAGACTAATTGTGGATAACTTTAAATATATTCTAATAATCTATTATAAAGTTACTAAGTGACTTAAACCTACTTCCATAGTAAATCATTAATATCCATCCAGTTTTTAACATACCTGTAATATGTCTTTTTTGAAAAGATATTCCATAAACGTGTCTTGGGTATTTTTTAAAGTAACCTATGTACATATTATTTATCTACTCTAATTGATAATTTCTTCTAATGTAGTGTGCAAATCTTTTAATTTGTTTTTATATACGGAAGTATATTCTGTATTGTCTATAACACAAAATCTTTCAATTAGCTTTGCTAATTTAGTAATTTCATCTTCAATTTTATTTTTTAATTCACTATATTCCATATATTTACTATTGTAATCAAGATGATGAGGTACTCCGATTACTTATTTATCTTCTAATAAATTGATAATTGCGACCTTTACTGATTCTTCTTGATTGAATATACTTTTTTCTAAATCATAATCTTTTACTAAACATTGATTTGGCTCGTAATCCCACATTTCAATATCCAAAGATTTATTTCCTATTCTTGTATGTAAATCTAATGGGATATCTTTTGTTTTTATCTCTATCGCCAATAACACATCATTTAATGTTGGCTCTTGTCCGAGGATTTCAAATAATTTATCTTTTTCAAAAAATATAAAAGATGTTTTAACTTCAGAATGACCACCTTTACTATTCATTAAACTTACTTCATCTGATATAACAATTCCATAACCAGCACCATCAACAATTTCTTTTATTGCTCTAAACTTACACCCAAACTCTAACTTAAAGTAGTCCTTTTTTAGAATCGCCCCTATTAAAGTTTGTAACTGTTTGTTTGTTTCCATAGTTATTGTTCTTTGATTATAGTTCCATAGACCTTTAAAAATTTATCAAAACTCCATCCTTTTTATATTCTTCTTTATTCATAAATAATATCTAATTTTAATTCTTTAGCTAACTTCAATTCATTTATAGCTCCAACTGATTTATCCCAATCTTTCATCATAACAATTCCATCACATTTTTTTAATATTTCTAAATCTCCATCTAAAAAAACTTTATCTGGTATATCACTATCAAAAAAAGATGTATTTTTATGTGGACATATAACAGCAAATCCTTTTTCCCAATATTTAAAAGCAACATCTGATGCTTTTTCTATATTTTGTTGAACCTCTCTTATGTTTCTACCACGATACTTACCAGCTATATATAATATTTTCATACAATTATTTATTCTAAATTTGTTTTTAATTATTTACCTTTATTTTTAACGACCTTTGATAATTCTTCATTTAACTGATTTTGGATATACTGCCCAGCACTTGCGAGAGCTATTATTTGATGCCAATTTACTTCATTTTTTACCTTCTTTCTTTTCATCCCCTTAATTGTATTCTTTTTTTGTTTGGTTTTTGCAAGAATTTTATCAAGAATAGGATGTTCTGTCGCCTTAATGGCATTTTCTTGAAATTTTCGTGCTACTTGTAGCATTGTCATTTTCTTCATATTATTTATTCTCCTTAATTGATAATCTTTTATTTATAATGTCTATGTATTCGGGTTCTTTTTCTATAAGTATATAGTTTCTATTTGTATTTTTACAAGCTACTCCTGTTGTGCCAGAACCTGCTACATTATCTAGAACTATATCGCCTTCGTTGGTGTAGGTCTTGATAAGGTATTCAAAGAGAGCTACTGGTTTTTGGGTGGGGTGGAGTCTTCCTTTTCTGTGTCCCGCCATTGAGAAATCAAGTATCGTCTTTGGATAGTAGTCGTCATTTTCTGTTTCCGTCACTCTTTTTTCCCCATCACCATTATTTATCTCGCTTACTTTTAGGTTGCTTGATAATTTTTTTCTAAAAATACCTTTCGTCATTTGTGGAATGTATCTTACTTTGCCTTTTGAAAAAAACAACAATATTCTCGTGTATTTTTAGTGGCTGTATTTTTGCCAATATTCCATTTCCTGCAAGTGCCTTGTTCCACACCCACTCATACTTAAACATCTTTACATTACTCATAACCAAAGCACTTGTAAAAGGTTGTGAAGCAGTCAAAACTATTGCCCCATTATCTTTTATAATCCTTTTGTCATATCTACACTCTTATCTGGTATTCCTTTCATTACCTCTAAACAATTTCCTTGTATAACTTTGTTCTTAAATTCTTCCATATATTTTCACCTTTAAAGCTGGCTAGGCTGGGTTAGTGATAAAATTATCTTTATAATACTGCTCAAATACTTTCCTTGCATTATTTATTTTAAGAACATTAAATTGAACTTCTGGGTATATAACTGCTAGTAATTCATCATCTGTAACAATAAAACTATGACCCCATATATTTACTTTAAATGGATTACTTGCATCTTTATCTCCAATTATGGTAAACCTTACTTCTTTACCTAATTTAGATGGTATTTCTTTTATTTCTTCAATACATTTCATATCTTTATTCTCTATTCTGGACTACTAGAGATTAGTCTAGGGTGTCCGTTAATTTATAATTACTTTTTATTCTCCTTAGTTGATAAAATCTCTCTCTAAAACAATAATAATTTTCTTTAGTAACTCTACTGTATCTTCTGGTGTTCTCCATCTTTCTTCAAAGAATTTTACCTTTATAGCATTTCTATCTATAACATTTTCTTCTTGAACTATATCTAAAGTTTCAAAATCACCATTTACTTTTAAATTATATGCGTAACTTGTTTGATATTTATTTTTATTCATTGTTTTTATTCTCCTTATTATGGGAGAGGTGTTCACTTAATAATCCTATTACATAATTCTTAAAAGTAGTTTCGTTCCTACAAATCCTATAAAATCCACCAGCGTCTAAGTCTTTTTGTATCTTATT